GTATTGCTTTGCTTAACTTCTGTAGTCCTGACTCTATGATGTTGCGAGCATAATAGTTCTCGGACTCCCTACCCTTCTCTATGTTTTTGTTTTGTTTACTGATCTTGTTATAGGCTGAGATGCTAGAGATACTTTGCTCTAGCTCTAGTTGTTTCTTGCTTGGTTCAGACATCTATATAGTTCTCATCAATAGGTTTTCTAAAGATGTAATAAGTATTCTCTATAAAGGTTTGATAATCTTTTTTAAAAGTAGGAAACCCTCCTTTGTATTTACTCATTTTCTTTACCAATCCATAGGCTTTATTTTTTTGAAACCATGAAATGTTAGGTAAAAAAATTGGTGTAAGTTTTTTGTTTAATAAATAATCATGCACCAATTCAAGATCAGGTTTAATTAATAATACTTTTACTTGCATCAGTTCAACACCTCCACATAACTATGTAGTGCTTTGGGTTGTAAGTGTGCATAGATCATGGTGTTCTCTATGTCCTCATGCCCTAGCCAATCCTTAATAAGAAGTATCGGTACTCCTCTTTGTGCAAGCCTTGAGCCACAGGTATGTCGGCATAGGTGGATAGTATAAAACTTCTTATCGGCATAGCCTAAGTCCTTCCTAGCCTTCTGCCATATAGCATTTAGTTGGCTGTAGTTAAGAGTGAACAGTTTATCAAAGTCATCTTTATAACAAGAGTAGTTGTACATAAATCCTCTAACTCTTTTAGTCATGGGTACAGCTACAGCTTGATCGTTCTTTCTATCGTTAAAATTAATTTGATTGTTGTCAAAGTCAACAAATCTTTTTTCAAGGTTAAGTAATTCATTTACCCTGCAACCTAGATCAATAAGACAAGCAATAATTCCATAACATTCTGAGTAAGTTTCCCAACGATTATTCCATAAAGAATAATTAGTATTAGGATTCTGGTCGATAATTTGTACTAACTCTTTATGTAAAGTGTCCTCTGTATCTCGCAAATAATTTAATAACTTATCCTCCATTTGCTTGGTTAGATAGTGGACTTTAGTATTCTTTGTTGGTCTAGGTTTAGGCATCTTAATCATCTCAATGAATCCGTCTTCCTCCATCTCCTGTAATACGACTCTCAAGTAGCCCATCTTCTGATTGACTACAGCGTTACTATTCTTGTGTTCAGCTTTAAGAATATCCATCATCTTGTTAACCATAGGTCTAGTTATTTTATTTACTGGTAAATCCCCTAGTGCTTTGATGTTGTGCTTCATTCCTATCAAGAAATTAGTAGCAGATTTGGTTCCGTTCTTTCTTCTTTTATATACAACTCTAGTTGCTTCAGAAAGTGTAGGCATTTTAGTTTTCATGGTGGCTCAAAGGTAAGTTTATTAGTTGTTGGTAAGGTCTTCAATCATTTGTTTGAATCCCTCCATTCCGTAGTCTTGGGTACGGATTTCATAGGTAGAATATTTATTCCCACAAACAAGACAAGTCCGACTCCTCCAAATAAAAGGAATCGAACTATCTTTAGTGTCTATGTTGTGGCCTCTAGTGGATAGCCTAGTTCGAGTATTGTTTACTTGATTGTCTAGGCTACCGCACTTTGTACACTTCATAAGTCTTGCTCCCAGAATTTAATAAGTTTTTTAAGTTCAGCTATCCGCTTGTTTGCGTTTGCTTTCTTCTCAGCTTTTCGTATGCTGATTTGTTTCAGCATGGCCTGAGTTTCTTTGTTGATCTCTTCCATAAAATTCATAAGGCTGGTTTTCCTTTGTGATAATAAACTTTTAAATATTCATCAAGTAAGGTTTCATGGTATTCAAGATGCTTGCCTTGATCGTTGTTTAAAATCTGTGCAATGTTTCCGTCAGCAATAACTTGAGTAGGTTTTACGTTATGCTTTTTACAAATCTTACAATAAGTTTCATAGATCATTTTGTGACTCCGTTTTAATTTGGTTAATAGTTTTAATGATTTCTTTTTTGTAGTACTCGATAGTTTCATCTAATAAAAGATTGCCCTCTGAATCAGAGGGCGGAAAGATAGTAAAGTTTCTATCGGTAAGTTTTGTAGCTCTATGTAAGATACAATCAAGCTCCCAAAGAGTAGCAGTTTTTGATCTAGACATTATCACGATAAGGATAAAAATTGATATGGCTATGAGCTTTTAAACCTGTAGCTTTTTCAAAGTCCGTAAGACTCTGTTGTGTTTCTCCTCCTATATGCCACCAATGTTCCTTCATTGGTGTTTGCTCTTCCTTGTAATCATAAACATAAAAAGAATCTTCAAAAGCTTCTCCAAATTCTGCTGACGTTTTGCCGTCACCATCATCTTCAGTTGGATTGCTATAAGTTCCTTCCCTTTTATAAGTGGGTTCTCCTAACTTCTCTACTAATTGTGAGTAAGTTGTTTTAACATAACCTTGTAGGCATGGCATGATTCGTGGCTCCTTTTTTTAGGTTGATTAATAGCTATGAATAAACATAACTAAATACAGTATGATTTAAGACATAAAAAAAGTCAACCCCAAAAAATCAAAAGACTTTAAAGGGTTGACTTTGGTGAACTAATTGGTGTTGTTTATATGATTAGTTCCCTTTTCTGGTTCTGGTTTGTAACAATGGTATTCAGTTTCTTTTGAGTGATTAAAAAACTCTTCGCAATAATGAATTAAGTTTTCTAAATACTGAAGTTCTAGCTCTACTTCTGTTAGAAGTTGTTGCGACCTATCGTGAACATTATTATTAAATGTTCTAGTAGGTACTTCATGAGGTTTAAAACTTCTTTTTATAGAGTCTTCATAATCATGAAGTCTTGACCATTCTTTTCTTAAGCAATGATGAAACATTGCTATGTCTTTATCACAAAGTTTATCTGTGAAAGTTTTTAAATCTTTTAGTTCCATTGTGGTTCTAAATGTAAGGTTTACAAGTGAAAGGTTTTGAGCCTTTCAGAGAGGGCTAGAAAGCCCTCCAAGAAAGAGTCGGTTTACTGTTCACCAATTACAAGGTCAGCCGCTTTGACTGCATTACTAAATACTTTCATTAGTTGCTGACTTGGTGACTTACTGTCTTTGATGTGCTTTGCCCAACTAGACAAGTAAGCCGCATGGTTTTGAGTATTGCAAGTAATCTGCAACCTATTGGAAATTAAGACGGCTGCAAACTCAGCAGTCATTTCTTCCTGAGGTCTAAACTTTCTATACTCATTTAACCACTTACGATTAAGTCTATCTTTATGACCAGTAGCATGAGCAAACTCATGAGCAAGTGTAGAAAGATAAGCTTCATCATTAGTAAATGATTCTCTTTCAGGCATGATTACATGATCTAATTGATCTTGATAATATGCCTTATCTCCATAATGCTTAAGGCCGTTTTTAAGGTCTTTTGAAAAGATCATAAGACGATCATAAGCATCTTTGCATCTTTCAGATAATGGACGTTCTGACTTCTTACAGTCTGCTTTGAATGAATCAATAATTTTATCAAGTTTGCTTTGTGCTTTTTCATCAAGTCCGACTAAGTCAGAAATATTAAAAACACTAGCTCCTTTGAAAGTAACTTTCATGATAAATTCTTGATTGCCCTCATTGTCTAACTTAGGGCTGCCATCTTCATTCTTAAGGTCAATCTTAATTGGATTAGGTCTAAGAATCTTTGCGGCTTTGCTACCTTTTTTAGGTATGCAATTCAAGTCTTTTTTAGCTTGTCCATATCCCACCCATAAAGGCAATTCTTGACCTCTCAATGTTTGATACATTTCAAGGATTATAGGATTTGCACCTGAGTAAGCATGACCAGTTAAAAAATTGATATGCCCTTGTGACTTTGAAGAAGTCCATTCTTTAGTCCATACATTGTCTAGTTGCTGATTGTCCAATAGCTCCATAAAGTCAGCTAAGATAGCGTCCTCGATTTTTACTGTTGGTTTCTTTGAGGTGAAAGTCATTGTGGTTCTGTAAATAGTGCAGTCGGTTTAACTGCTTGATAATAATATTACTATATGTATTACTGTTTTGGTTAGATTGATTTATAGATTCCCTGTAATCCCTTGGCATCACTTAAGAAATTCATCTTAACAATTCTGTAACAATTGACTAGATACCGATAATTTAAAGACATAAAAAGCTTCAAAATTTAGCCAGATTTAGCCCAAAATAGCCTAAATAATATAAGATATATTATGAAATCCTAGTCATAGCAAGGTTTTTGCTGCTTAGATTTCTTTTTTTTGTAGTTTTTTTTGGTCGAATGGGGACTTTTGCGATCCTTATATGCGTATAACCCCTTCAAATTTTTGCTCCTAATTTTTTTGGGGTAAGGATCTTGCAGCAGCAGGTCAAGGGTCCTCCCCCCTAGTGCAATCCTAAGTGTATTCTTAGTGTAATCTTAATGAGTAGAGGTGACTCTTTCTCCTATAGTGGTCCCTAATAGAAATCTTTTAAAAAACCTTTATCAGATACATTGCTATTACTAATTTGTTGAGGAGTCATACCCATTGCTGTTTGAGATATAGTTCTATTCATAAGAGAGTTCCAGTTGTCAGTGTGTATTGATAGTAATTCTTCTTTTCTTTTGGATATGTTTAAGTCTTCATTTTGAGCCATATATTCTGTCCAGTAAGCAACTGCACCTGCAAGGGAATCTACAAGGTCATCATGTACTAAAGAACCCCTGTGACGAGATATACGAGATAGTTGATAGACAAGTTGAAGCTTTAATCTACGTTCTGGTGTTTCTTGAGGATTAGAACGGAAGTCTTTTTCTATCACTTTGCGGTCAATTATGAGCCTGTGAGAGTTCATTACAGGTTCTAAGGTGTCGATAATACGCAGTTCTTTTGTTTTATTGTTTCTAACGTCTTCAACTTGGCAGGGGTGGAACCTCATTAGGAAAGGTTTTAACAGTTCAGCGAACATACCACCACCGAAGTTTTGTTCAACAAGTATTTGATTTATGTTATTGTCTCTAGCAATCTTACTAATTTTCTCTAGAACGGCATCTGAGTACCCCCCAGAGAGTCCTAAACACTCTGTGACGTATAAATTACCATTAAGCATCTTAACGCAGCTTATAGCGGTTTGATCTTTACCCTTACCTGATGGGTCAACGAACATAACTGACCCTGTATATTCTATAAAGTCACCAAATTCTTGGGCTGGTCGGTAGAATCTATCGCCATTGAACCCTACACATTGGAGGTCTTGGATTACATATTCGGGATTATTAGACCAAATAATTTTTTCTGGTGCAAATTCTTTATTTACAGAAGCAATTACTAGGTCGTTTATTTTTAAAGGGTATCTATCTTGATCTGAGAGAGTTGTATCTAGTTGAAACTGTAGATTGAACCCAGAACGACCATAGGAAGCTTCACGTTCCATTAGATCCTGTGCTGAGAACCTTATAGGGTCTACAGGATCATTAGGTTTTACAAGTCCTTCTAGAAGTTCTTTTTGTATTTTAGGAGCAAGTCTATCTCCATAGTTGTTTTTTAGTTCTGGGTATCTAGCTGTCCATATTCTTGTTTCATATCCTCTTTCTTCTAGTGTTAGATATACAGAATTTTCTACTTGTGGTGTACCAAGAAAGGTAATCTTGCCATTTGGTTTTAGTATCGCTTCAAATTCTTTTACAGCTTCACTAAGTTTGTCTCTCATGGGCTGTGTATAGGAGTTGTTAGGAACTTCTACGTCATCAGCGATTACTTCATCTGCTCTAGCTCCTGACATCTGCCCTAAGACCCCTCTAGAAGAGCATGAGGGAGCATGATCGGCCTGTGCAGGTTTTACATCAAAGCTTACTTTACTGTTTCTCTGGTCATCTCTGGGAATCAAATCAGCAAGTATTGGCATCTCATTGATAAGACGCATGGTAAATGTAGTAAAGTTATCGGCTCTATCTTTACTGGCAGATACAACCAAGAATTTTAGCTGTGGATTCATACGAAGTCTCCACACTACATAGGTAGATGTAATCCAACTTTTACCTACACCACGAAATCCTTGTATGATTTTACGTCTTGCACCATATTGTAGATATTCAGCTATGTCTAACTGAACAGGTGTAGGGTCTGGTAGGTTTAGATGTCTCCAAGTAACGATTAAGAAATATCTAAAGTCTTGTAGTTTTTTTGGTAGTGGTTGCAATTATAAATCAGCTAAAGGTACAGCATCTAGGTCTGGTAAGTTCTCCATAAGCTCTTGCATTGGGTTCTTTTCTACAGGTAAGCACTCAACACCATTATCTTTTAGAAACTGTCTAGCTACGTTTAGATCCCCTGCTTTTGCTTCTCCACTTGTAATCTTATCTGTCAGTTCTTTTGCAAGAAGTAAATGTAACTTTTCTAGGATTTTAAAATTTTTATCCATGATTAGTCTTGTTTTTAATTAATATAATCACTTTTTAGTTGTATTGCCAAATAATACATACCTAACTTTACCTAGAAATCCTTGTTTTTGTAGCTTTCTATATTGTCTTAGTTCTCTCTCAAGATGATAATTCTTTGTTTCTGTATCAGAGATTTTTATAATTGCAGACATCAGCAGCATATCTTGTAACCTAACGTGTTTTACAAGGTCACAACAATAGTCTTTAATAACAAAGTCTGGGAGTTCTTTAACCTCCCTGCATTTGATTTCTATTTCTAGTTCTACTTCGGGTGGAGGATTACCAATAAGAACATTAAAAAATTCTTTGTGGTTCATATCAGTTTAGTTTTGGGAATAGTTGTTGCTCTAACATATCTACAGCACGATCATCTAACGTGTTGGTAGTTTGTTTGCAGATTGCTCTAAGCAGATCAACTACTAATCTCTTTACAGCAGTTGTAGTAAAGAACTTTAGTAATATTGGTTTTAAGATTTTTAGCATAATAACTATTGTGTTACTTTCCAAACATAGCTACATTGCTAGTATTAAACAAGAGTCTTAACTCTTCATGGAAGAAAAAGAAGAAAAGGAAGGTTTTGATTGGGGTGACCTGTTTGGTCATGCTGTCAGATTTTTAATCTTGACTTGGAGTTTATCTATGATGACTCTTGGATACATGGGTAAGGTAAGAATTGACGGAGCCTTTACCGCTGGACTCGTAAGTGGGGTACTCGGTTCTTATGGCATCTCAGTCGGACAGAAGAAAAGTGGCACAGGTAACGGAAATGCACCTAAAATAGTGGATAATAGTAAAAACAAAGTAGGTATCAAATGAAAAAACTAATTCCTTTTATACTTTTTCTTTCTCCGTCTAGTGCCTTTGCAGAAATTACTGCAAAGTATGTAACTTCTGCACAGATTTCTATTGACTCTCCATACGTCATTACAAATGCTGCTCCTAACAGCTATAGCATAAGCGGTAATAATGTCACGACTTCTACAGGATCAGGAGATAGTATTGTAACTAATGGAATTGGTGGTTTAAATTTATCAAGTATTACAAATGGATTAGCTGGTGTAACCGCCACAAATACTACAGTAACAACTGCTGGATCAGCGTTTTCATTGAGTGAGTCATATCAGGCTGGTGATGCTACTCAATCAGCAATCACTCCTAGTTCTGGAATAGCAACTCTTCCAGTTTTAGGTGGACAGACCACAGTTATTTCTGGTGGTACTCTTGGCTCTGGAAGTATTAGCAGTTTGTCTAGTGGGGTTCATTCTTGTAGTGGTGCTTTTGGTTCTGGTACTAGCTGTATTGCCTCAACTACTGTTCAGATTGAAATTGACTAGATTTTGGCTATTATTAATATTACTACTACCTCTGAGAATCCTTGCCACACCTGTAGTTCCTCAGTTTAGGTCTGGTTCTAGTACTCAAAGTTCTACTTCGCAATCAGTAATTAATGAGACAATCACTTCGCATCAATACAACACAGGATTTTCTTACTCAGCATCAGGTCATAACATTGAATCAGCAGAGGTTAATGGTTATATCAACCCTTCAACTGTGGCTGGTACAACTCAAACAGTTGGTGGAGTGCAATTCAGTTGGACAAGTCCAGAACTTGAAGCTGTGCCTAGATGGAAAATAAAAGAAGCTGGACAAAGTTTTTCTCTAGTCGAATCACTTCAAGGTGCTGGCCTTTCAAACATCACCACAATAAATCGAACTATAACAACTTCAACAACAACAGAAACTACAAGTGTCTTTGGGCAATAATTTTATTACTTTGCCCTGTAAAAGTTTTTGCTAATACAACAGTTGCTTCTCCTCAATCAAATGCTCAAGGAGTAGTTAATAATAACGCAACGCAAATATTACCTTCTGGTTTGCCACAAAATAGATATTCTCAAGGTATTACTTGTACTTCTCCTAGCCTTACAATTACCCCCTATTTAACAGATGCGTGGTCATTTAACAGACCTATAGAAGAATTTACTTATCAAGATATATATGACGAAGATACAGGAGAAATTAAATATACAACTAAAACACCAAGGTTTGAAAAGGATAACTATAACTTAAATTATGGTATTTCTATGCAGTTTAATATTCCCCTAGGTAGAGGTGGAGAGTTATGTCATAGGGCAGCAGAAATAAATATGGAAGCTCAAGAGTTATTAATATCTAAAACAAAAATGGAAATGGAGTTATATCGTTTAAAGATTTGTGGAGAGCAAGCAAGGTTAGGAGTTGTATTTGTAGATAAGTACCAAGTAAATTGTGATGGGATAAAACTTATTTCAATGCCAAATCAAGTATTACCTCATACACATAAAATTCCTAAGAAGTAGGTTTATTTTTCTTTTCTAATCGTTTTTGAATTTGCTTTATAGCACTCTTAAAAAGTCCTCGTATCACAGGCACAAGACTCGCAGAGCCACCAGCAACCAGACCAATAGCAGCAGTCGAAACAAGAATCTCAGGTGATCCGATAAAACTTTCTCTGAAGGGTACGTCTTCATATAAAGTAAGACATTCTGTTTTGTCTGATGATAGCTTGTGTCCTATAACTCTTTCAATGCGTTTTGAGTTTCTGTAATCTCCTACTCTTTGTTCTCGATTGCTAGGACATTCTGGGATTTCAATTTTTTCTTCATCTTTTGGTGGTGTTACTTTTGCTTGTTCACTCTCAGGCATTGCTGGCTGTTCGTTACTTATCGGTATTTCTTCTGTAATTATTAATTGATCTGGGGTGTAGTCAATAGGGTTAAAACTAGGAAAAACAGAATCGCAAGTAGTAAATACTCCATTAGGATCATCTAGTAAAAGCTGTGTATTACCAGTATTTTTTATATCTCTATGCTGATAAGTACAACCAGCTACATCTATTTCTAAGTTTGTTGTTATTGGTAAGACAGGATTAGGGTTATATATCTCAGGAATATAAACCTCTGGAATATTTACTTCTCTAATACCTATCTCAGGTATCTCCATCTATATCTTTGGCTGTTTAAATTTTGGTATTGTTGGACCTGTCATATCTGGCAATCCTTTATCTAATATCTTTGGCATAAGTCCTTGTACATTATCAAGAACTTCATTCATAATCTTTGCTTTGAATTGTTCTGACGTAATATATCTATAACCAAAGTATGCACCTCCACTCATAGAAGCTACCATGAGGAAAGAGACAATACTTAAAACATTTGCTATTTTTTGAAACATGATTAAAGAAGCATTTTTAAAAGCATTAATGCCTGTCACTATTATAACTTTTTGCGGATTATGTGCATTAGCACCACTTTATGTAGGTCTTTCTGTTCTATCTACTAAGGTACACCAGAAGTCACAGTAGGAGTTTTAGATTCTGTATCTGGTAAATCAGGCAGATTTATTTCCATTTAATTTTACGCATATAGTTATTATTTCTTTTTAAGAAAATTTTATATAACGCAAAAGAAAAAATACTATAAATTACTATTGCTAATAAAGCAGTAATTAGTGGAAAAATCATTTCTTTTTCATTTTTTTCTTTCTTGCAGCAATTAGCAAGAAATCTTTTTTGGTGATCTTTTCATCACCATCAGCATCAATTTTGTATTGCTTTCCTTTTAGTGGCATGATTTTAATTAATTAAAAAGCTACACCTGTTGCTTGTACTGGTGTGTTAATTAAATCAATCTGTGCTTTTAATCCAGCTTCAATAGCAGTAACAGCATCAGTTCCAAGTGCATCTTTTACCCAAGTAATCATAGTTGCACTATCTGGTGTTTTTTTAGATGTGTCATAAGCAATAAATCCAGAAGGTAGTGACTCAGGTTTAAAATAGGTTATCTCACCTGTATGTCTTGCCTTTTCTTCTGTACCGTCCATTCCTTTTACTCGATAGACAACATTTGTAAAATAACCATCAGCGACATCTCTTTTGCATTGAGATCCGTTGATTTCCCATGTGTAAGTAATAGCCATGATAAAAAATAACTTTTATAAATAGTTTAACCTTATTCTACAACTTCGCTAGAATCTTTTTTTCCTGTTGATATTTTTACACCTTCTTCTTCTCTCATTAACTCAGTTAACTCTGCGTACTGTGCATTTTTAGCTTGAAATTCTTGAAATGTTTGTGCATTTTCTTGCTGCATTTTTTCAATTTCTTTTTTGGTAGTATTAAATTTATCAGCAAGAGCTTGTGCTTCTTCTTTACGAGCTTCGCATCTTTCAGATAGTTTTGACATAAGATTTTTGTAATTAATTTAAAGTGTAACTAGAGATATGTATAGAAGCAATACGGTTTACGCTGCTTCACAAGTACGGATTAAATTTATGAGACAAACCCAGTTAGATCAAAAGAAACAAATACATTTATAGCATAAGTGCTACTTCCATTTGTAACTGTGATTCCTTGACTTGCAGCAGCAACAGTATATGAAAAACCACCAGAAGCACCACCAAGATCAGAACCTATTTGACTACCTAAACCAGCAGTAGCACCTGCCCTTACATGAATTGGGAATATTTTTCCTGTTGCTAAAGTTGCATTACTAGCGGAAGGGCCTCTTGAACCAAAGGTTGTTACTGTACCCATAGCATATACACTACCTACTTGAAATGTATGAGAACCACTTGCAGCTATTTGTTGAAAAAATGATACTTTGAAACTTGCATAATCTGTATTGCTGCCAGTATCTGTGCGTGATGTAAATAACTTTCCACCTACAGCAAAACCAGCACTTACTGTTTGAGCTTTTGGCTGTGTTGAACCGTCGTAATATAGCTTTACTGCACCACCATTAGTAGCCTTAAGTAAAGTTTCATTATTAGCATTATTTTTTACATTAAATAAATCAGTAATAATATTTATGCCAGCAG